CGTGTCCCCCTGCGCATGGATCCGGCGCACCCGGAGTCCGTCCAGCGCCGCGACGCGGAGCGCGAGCTGCACGCCCTCGAGCGCCGCCTGGCCGCGGAGGCGTCCACGTGGACGCTCCAAAGCTGGTCCGAGGAGTGGCTAACGAAGCACGTCGCGCCGGATCGCTCGCCGGTCACGGTGCACAACTACCGCCATCTCCTCGACACGCGGATCCTGCCCATCCTGGGCGACTATCCCCTGAGCGACCTGACGCCGCCCATCCTCACCGACTGGCTGCTGCAGGTCCGCGGCTCGCCGCGCCGCTCGACCGCGCTGCCGGACGAGCAGCTGGCCAGGCCGCGCTCGCCCTCGGATCAGCGCCGGCCGTCCTCGAAGGCCCTGAGCGCAAACACCGTGCTGCACTACTACACCTGCATGGAGGCGATGCTGGCCGCGGCCGTCCGCATGGGCTACTTGGAACACAACCCCATGGACGCAGTGGCCCGCCCGAAGGTGCACCAGAAGCGCAAGGTCCGGCTCTCCGAGGACGAGGTCCGGCAGTTGCTCGCCCAGATCGCCGCGGAGGATCCTCGCCTGCTGCTGGCCGTTCTCCTGGCCATGCTCTGCGGCCTGCGTCTGGGCGAGGTCACGGAGCTCCGCTGGTCGGATCTCGACTGGGACCATCAGACGCTGAACGTCAGCCGGGCTCTCAAGTACACCCCGGAAACCGGCAGCTTCGTCGCCGCGCCGAAGTCAGACGCAGGCGAGCGCCTGATCACGCTGCCCGCTGCCATGCTGCCGATCCTGCAGCGCCAGCGCTTCCAGCGTACAGCTGACGCCCTCGACGCGGAGGACGCGGGCGCGCCCTGGCACGGCGCGAAGCACATCCTTTACGGCCGCAGCGGCGACCGCCTGCACCACGACACGCCCAGCAAGTGGTTCCGCGCCTTCGCCGACGCCCACGGCTACGAGGGCCTGACCTTCCACGACCTGCGCCACGTCCACGCCTCGCTGCTCCTGGCCCATAACATCGACGTCGTCGCCGTCGCCGCGCGCATGGGCCACGCGGATCCGGGCGTCACGCTCCGCACCTACGCCTACGCCCTGCCCGCCCGTGACCAGGACGCAGCCGCCTACCTGGACACGCTCGTCCCCTGAGCAGCAGCTGCGTCCCTGGCTGATCATCTTACTCCCACGACCCCCATTTGAAAGCGCCTGCAGCAGCAGGCCTTTTTCATTCTCCCCAGGCGCCCGCGCTCCCACATATTCCTTAACAATCCCCATTATCCGCAACCTTATCACCAAATGAAAAAAGCCCGAAACTCGTTACAGTTTCAGGCTTTTTCATTCGCGCGCGCCCTGGGGGATTCGAACCCTCGGCCTTTTGATTCGTAGGGACGCGAGGCGTCTGGCCGTGAAAATATACGGCCTGTAAAATAATGCTGTAACAACTGTAATACTGTATCGTTATAAAATTCCTTCATTAGAGCGCTCACCGGACAACGTTACAGTTATATTATTGTTTCTGTAACTTATGTAATAATCTGTAATATTGATGACACCTACCCCCGGAAGTTCAAAACACCATGCGCTGTAAACGCTTGGCCCTTCGCCGGTGCTCCGTTTCCCAGTTTTTATTTTTCGACCCAGGGGGGAGAGGGTAGTCGATCGCGGGGAAGGATGGCAGCGTTATATAATTTCCGCTGCGAATTTTCAAACTTTGGTTCTGTTTTTCTCCGGAGCATTTCATTATCCGCGTGACCCGCTCCCTATACACTCGCGGTTTTTTCTTGCGCAAAATAAAAAAGAGGGCTGGACGAGTTTCCCCGTCCAGCCCTTTGTGCGGATCATTCCGCCTTCACCTCCGGCAGCCCTGCCAGCGCGAGCAGCAGCGCGCTGATCGCGCCGAAGGCACCGGCGGACAATGCCGCGATCCAGTTGACGTCCCCCAGCACTGCCGCGCCGGTGCCGATATAAGCCAGCATCGCCTCAGCAAAGGTCCTGACCGCGCGGATCCCCGCGGCCTTCCACCACTTTCTCCAGTCCATATCAATTATCCTCCTCTTCGTCTCTGATCGTCCCGTTGGGCACAGGCGCGTCCATGCCTCGCAGCATGCGCTCGCAGACGGTCACGCGCTTGTCCATGACGGCCATGCGGTGCTCACAGTCGTCCCTGAGCAGCCTCAGCCGCTGCTCGATCAGCTCCAGGCGCCGGTTGACGGCCTGCTCCCAGGTCTGCTGCGCGCGCCTGTCCCGGGCCCACTTCAGCAGGACCAGCAGCAGGATGACGACCGCCAGCACCAGGATGATCATGTCGTCACTCCGCACCGTGCCCACCTCCCTGCAGCTGGTCCAGCCGGTGATGGGCCGACTTGCAGCTGGCTTCCACCGCGCTCACGCGCTCGGAGAGCGTGTCCACGCGGCCGCGGACGGCCCGCATTTCCACGCGGATGTCCTCTACGCCCGACCCGATCGAGTCCAGCTTCGCCTCGACCCGGGCCGCCCCGGCCGCGTCCTGGCGGCTCTCCTTCCGGCCGGACAGCAGCAGCCCCAGCCCGCTGACCAGCAGCGCGCCCAGGCTGACGAGCAAACTTGTCTCCATTGGCATCCCTCCCTCGGATTGTCCTGTTTTGTCATATATGTCCATGGGCGGTCAATAGTCGCCCCCGCCCACGCTCTGGACGAAGCATTGCGCGTAGAGCTGCGCCTCGATCCGGGTCAGCCCGTCGGGCACGATGCGGATCTCGTGCCAGGCCCCGCGCGTGATCTTCCCGTCCTCGTCCTTCGCCATCCAGGGGCTCACGTCCACCTCGTAGCGCCCGAGGCTCGACGCGGGCACCTGGTTCTCGTCCACGTAGATGCTCACGCCGTTCGCGGTCCCGCCCTCGTAGATGCCGTACGTGATGTCATGCCCGTGGCTCGGGATCGTCACCGTGTGCGTGTGGCTCGGGATGGACACCGAATGGTCGTGCGCCGGCACGTCCACCTCCAGGGCCGGGACGGTCAGGCCGATGGGAATGTTCTCGACCCGGAACGTGTGCGTATGCGCGCCCTGCAGGTCCGTGTCCGGAGCGTCGTAGCCAGTCACCGTCTCCGCCTGCTCGCCGGTTACGCTGCTGCTGGCCGGACCGCTGTCAAAGGCCGCGCTGTCTCCCGTGGTTCCGCTGGCCGCGTCCGTGGTCAGCGCCGTGTTCCCGCAGGTCGGCGTCGTGTATTCCGTATTCTCCGGGCTCGGTCCTGTGCTGGTCAGCACGCCGCTGCCGTAGGTCTCGTCGCCGCTCGCCTTGACGCTGTGGGTGTGGCTCGCGATGTTGTGCGTGTGGCTGTTCATCTTGTGCCGGTGGCTGCCGATCGAATGATTATGCTCCGCGATCGTGTGCGTGTGACTCCCGCTCGGATGCGTGTGCGCGCCCACGCTGTGGTAGTGCGCCATGCCGTGGCTGTGTGCGGGCACCGTATGGTTATGGGATTCCACCGTATGGATATGCCCGCCCGCCTCGCTGGTTGTGCCGCTGATGCTGATAGCGCCCGTGGAGGTCCTGGACGGCAGGGTCACCGTAAACTCACCCTGCGCCTGCGTGGTCGCCACCACGCTGCCGCCGCCGGAGCTCGTCTGCGTGCTCCCGCCGCCCGATGCCGCGGCCGTCTCGTAGGCCCGGAAGGCCGTCAGTGTCCAGGAAAGCAGCAGCTGGTTGATCCTCACCAGCCCCCTGGGCACGTAGAAGCGCATCACCGCCGGGTGGCTCGAGTCCGCGTTGTCCTGGAAGGATTGTGCGAAGAGGTTTGTCGCGCCCTGGCTGTACAATTCACCGATGCCCACGCGGTCCGCGATGGTGTTGATCTGCTCCGCCGCGTCCCTGGGCGCGTTCGCGATCGTGATCTCCACGTCCCCCGGCTCCCCGCGCACGTCCCGCTTCGCCACGCTCACGATCCTGGCGTCCAGGCTGATCCCGTGCTCGGAGTCCATCACCCGCACCTTCTTGCCCGGCATGTAGTCGTCCCAGCTCTGCCCGGTGATGCGGTACAGGTCGATCGCCCGCGCCGTGTACGTGATGTAGGGGTTCTTGTAGCCTTCCAGCACCTGCCGGGCGCGCGCCAGCAGCAGTGCCGGGTCCTGGATCCTGGTGTCCGTCCATACGCTGCCCACCGTGCCCC